TAGAACTGGTAAGCGTGATGATTTAACAGAGGAAGAACTTGATAAAAGAATTGCGGAAACTTTAGATCAATACTCACCAATCCTAAATGCAATAGATGTTACAGAGTTTAAGGAAGAAATTAAATCTAACCAAGAAAAAATAAGGCTAGACCCAAAACAACGCAACAACAAATCGACAGAGTTAATTGATTACTCTTCATCTTCATCATCGTCTGATAGCCACTCTTCGTCTTCATCATCAAAAGAATCATCGTCAGACTCCTCAGAAGAATAATCTTCATCGCCATTACAAACACATTTTTCTCTTATAAGATCAATGTCCTCTTGAATTCTGTCTAAGATATCTTCGACAGTTTCTACTTTTTTCTTTTTAGCCATGTCTTCTCCTTTGTTAGATGTTTATTTTTTGGAGCTGCTTTATACACCCAATCGGGTAAACATTTCTATCAGAAAATGATTCTGAAGTGGTATCATATGAAGCAAATGTCCTAACACATTGATTATCTTTACTAAAAATATATCCGTAACTTACCATTTCAACTGGAATTAATTTCATAAACTCTGCTGCATCAGCGTGACCGGCATCACCGCATATATCTATCCAAGTTATTTTGTAAAAGTAATATCTTTTTTTATTTATGACTAATGATTTGTACTTAGATTTCTTTTTGGTTTTGGGCATGGGTTTTTATAACACATAAATTCTATTCATAAAGTTTAATATAGTAAACAAATGTTTACTAATTATGACCTATAGTAACTTTAAATACAAATGTACCTCTTGAAAAATGGGGATTTTGTTTTCCCAATTGGGTTTTTATATAAATTTTTCATAAATAATTTTTATGATTTGTAAAAATAATCACTATGGGTAAAATTGAATCCTTGAAAAAATCTCTCTCTCAAAGCACCCCCAATAAGTTATTGATTTTAAAGTGTAAATCGGTGTTTTTCAAATCTCTCCCTCAAAAATTTCAAAATTTACTCAAAAATATCGTCTAGAACCATTGGTATTAGCAGTTAATTTCACTTTTTGACCTTTTGAGGCCTTTGAGAGCACTTTAAAATTTTTCAAAAATAATTTTTAAAATTTGTAAAATAAACTACTATAGGTAAAATTTGACCCCTCAAAGTCAAAAAACCTATATAAACCCTGGTCCCTGAGCCATTTTCCCTGATCTGATTTTGAGATATTTTGATCCAGGAACCACTCAAAGCGGCTCCTGGAGACCCTTAACAAGGGTTATTGTGTGCGTTTGGAGGTATTCTGTATCGCGGTAGCTATGTTTCTTACTAACTGATACCATTTATCAGTCCACATTTCTTGTACACTACCCTCAGTTGTATCAACCATCTTTTTAATATTAGATAGTTCTTTCATTTTCTTTTCCACAAATATATTAACCATGTAATTTAACATCCATTTCAAGGCAAATTTTCCATTCATGTTTGTTCTCAAAAAAACATCGATGAAATATAGTTATAGCATCATCGCCATCTAATGCTTGTATAGTTAAGTTAATTCCCTCTTTAGAATTAACGAATAGATATGTGTTCATGTTACTTCCTTTCTTTTTGGTTATAGTATTGATCAACTTTTCGGAGCCATTCAAATTTAGCTTGTCTAAACTCTTCTCCCTCAAAGATAAATTCTTGATAGAGATTGTCTTTCGTGCAAATTAAATTAACTCCTTTGTTAATATTAGTACCATATACTTCATTATGGGCTAATGCATATGCGGCAAGTTGAAGCTTATAATCTTCAATCCATTCACGTCTTTTTGGCTTATTTGATTGTTTAAAATCAACAATAGACTCTGCATTATCATACAAACCTACAACATCAGTTGCTCCAGCATATAATTCTGGATAATACAAAGTTACCTCTAAGCCCCAGTATTCATGTAATTTAGGTTTTAATGCATTGTTCCAGATTTGATAAGCCATGGTCTCTGCTTGCTGGCCTACCTCTGTCAGATCCACGTGAGGTTGGTCCTTGATCCATCCCTCTAAGATATGGTGCATAACCGTTCCGCGATTTGCAGCACTGTCCTTGATCCGTGTTGCCTGGTCCTGGCCTACTCGATTCGCCCAAGCAGCTAAGGAGGCACGTTTCTCTTCCGATTGTGTCGCTGACAATATAGTAGTTACACTAGGTAATTTATTTTCCCCAATGTCATACAATCTTTCTCCATTATACAACGCTCTTGTACTTGTAGGGTATTCATATAATTTATTTAATTTTATCATTAATGTAAGGTCCCTTCTACTTGTTCTGGTTTTTCTTCTTCAAGATGTTCATCCAATACAGATTTCATAAATAATAGTTTATGAAATTTAGTAGTCTCTCCCTCTGGAGAAGTATCCAGGTAAGCCATGAGATTGGTAAACAGAATAACATCGGCAGGAGTATCGGTTTTATGATTATCTCCCGTGTGAATCAAAGCTCTTATATATTTACTTGCAATAGTAAAAAATATTTTAGATCATTCCACTGGATCCTTTTCTGTTTCTAATTGAGAAAACATCGTTCTCATGATATCCATTTCTTTTTTAGGTAGTTTTTTCATAGGTAGCTCCTGGTTGGTTGGGTTTAACTTGTTTAGGTGGACGTATTGAAAAATCATGTAAAGTTTGTTTTACTTTATTTATTTTTCTTTCCATTAACATGTAAGGAAGAATAGCATGATACAGACGCTGTAAATCAAGACCTGTCACATGAAAACGATAAGATTCTTTTCTAGTAATGTTATAATTTTTTCGTGGTTCAAAACGAACAGAAGCTTTTTGTACATAAATAGATTTAGTAGCATTTTTAATAATGTCTAATTCTTTTAGTTTATGTAATATATAATCAATAACGGTATAATTAGTGCTTTTAACATAAAAAGTTCGTTGTTTTTTAAGAAAACAAAAATGACCCTCCGCTTCTGCATATCCAGCTAACCAAGCAAAAAATTCTTCTCTGGTGTGATTTAAATAAAAACCATCGGGTACGGTTTGTTGGTGATGTTCTAAAATAGCTGCAATATCTTCTCTTTTTTCTATGGTGAAAGGATATATTTTTTGTAATAAATATATATACTTCTCCCCTCCAAAACTAGTTCCATATCTAGGTTGACAGACATAAGCTAACCTATTTCTTTTACTGTCTAAACGAATACGTAAAGAAGTCTTAAATAGGTTACATAATGTTTCTACCGGTTCCTTATCTATAATATAAAAAATCATTGCTTTTTTACTTAAACAACCATCTCCATCTAATATCCCTGCCCAGTAAGGCCAGTTAACACTAAAACTTTTCTCCTCTAACTCTTTCATAAAAGAAGCTTTATTGTTTTTATTTATTATTATTCCCTTACTTAAAACAGTCATTTATATTTCTTCCTTGCAGTGGTCCCATCTGGATATTGGTAAATAACCCAGGAGTCTGTACCGTCCCAATAATAACCTACAATTTCTTTTTTCATTTTTTTCTCCCCCGTACAAATTGCTCCAAAGAAAGAATGCTTATAAATTCCCTTGCATACCTATCTGTCTTCCATTGATAGTAAGGTCGTAGACCAAAGAAATGTGCCTGTGCTTTTTCTTTAGAAGTAAAATATCCATAGTGTTTTATTTTCTTAACTCTATGTTTAGGATCTTCTGTCATTAATGTTTCTTTATATCGAACTACATACTTAGGACTATTATGAAATATTTCATAGTCTTGTAAATCTTGTAGTATTGGTTCTGGTAAAGCACTCATATTATTTCATCTCCTTGACTAATTTATAAAACAAATGTTTTTTTACTTTGCGATACACATAATTAGGATCAAACCCTGCATTCTCACAAACCGTAAAAAAATCTTCATGCATGGTCTTCATGTAATCTATCGCATGTTTTTTCTCTTCCTTATGTCTAGTGATATAGGTAGGTTCAAATGCATCATGTAATAATTGATTTAATACTGCCTTCCATAATTTTCTTTCCGGAAATTCTTTATTTTGCAGTCTTTCCGTTTTTATTTTACTTTGATAGTTTTCCATTTAATTTCTCCGCTTTCTCTTGCACCAATTGTTTAACCACCTGACTACGGCTAAGTTTTACATTTGGATAAAGTTTAGTTTGTAGTTTTGTAACGATATCATACGTTTTATTATCTATCGTTATATTACTATACTTGCTTTTATCTGTCATTTAGTTTACCTTTCTTATTAATTATATATTTATATATAGGACTTTAATATAACAAAGTCAAGACTTATGGATACATTTATTATTGTAGTTATGTTATGCACTTGGAACCCAGGGTCCAATCAAGAGGCCTGTACTCCCATGGTAGAAGAACCAAAAGTCTATTATAGAACAGAAAAAGAATGTGAAAAGATATCACCTAGAAAAAGAAAAGAAATAAAGGATATTGCTTTACAATATAAAATGATGGTTACCGAAGTATATTCTACCTGTATTAAAGAGGGAAATAATAGTTAACCTGGATGCCCTTGGCCGCGTTCCGATTTCTTTTTACCTTTATGCTTTTTAGAATGACGACCTCTTCGTTTAATACGATTACGTTTTAATAATTCAGATACGCCTACTTTTGATTTTTTAGCCATGTCCTATCTTCCTCTGAAATAGATAAATATTTAATACTTCCATTTATATATTGTCTAGTATCTTCTCCACAATTTGTACACCTATAATAATCCGATACAATAGCAACTAATATAGCTTCTTCATGACACTGTGGACAAACTCCACTAACGGTATCAATTTGGGTAATGATATCTCTTATTTTTACCATGGTTTATATTGTGTTTTATCATTGTCATCTCTATATGCTCTTAAAGATTGATTTCTATTTTCATCACTGTTCCAGGAGATATGTACCCAACCACTATCTGGTTCGCCGTCTCTATAAAATTCTAAAATAAGTTGATCGTATTCTAAATTATCCTTGATCCATTGTGCTAGTTCCTTGTTGTCTACTCCAATCACTTCTATGTCTGCTGCCTTGCCCTCGGCATGCTGGGAAGTAGGTTTGGACCCAATCGCAATACAAAGTTCTGCAGAACGATATCCAGAAGAAATCATGACCGGAGAATCAAAATGCGACCTAATCGGTTGCAAAACATTGACACAGAGGGCCTTTAAATTGTCGATATGAGCTGGCGATGGGTTATTGGGTATGCCTTTTCTTTCAGCAGTCTGTGATTTAACTAGCTCACTTAACTGAAAATTTGCTGATAATTTCATGAAATATATTTAAAAGGATTACAGTGATCTATTGTTTCATTTAAATTTTTATTAAGCTTATTACATTTACA